TCGCAATAGTGACTATCGGTAAAGTTCCATCCTTGAAAGAAACTGGATAGTTAAGTGTTGCGTTTGTCGATGGATTTTCAATGTACCCCCATTGGATCAATGTTTGTCCAACTCTAGTAAATCCAGAACGATTTTCGTACAAATTTTCCAATTTCTTTGCATTTTGGTAGTCCGAAATTGAAATAAATTTTGACCCCTCAAAATAAGTTAAATTATTTTCAACAGTCGGAACAACCATCTGTTTGTTTGCCTTATCGTAGTACGCTATTCCTACTTTTTTAGTTCCTGCATCCTGCAGTAGTCCTCCATATCCAGCCGTACCCATCCAGTTCATTTTTTCTTCGTGTTTTATGTAATCCTGTAAAGTTGACAGTGTAGCTAAAGTGGATGGGTTAATCTGCATTGTCGCTCCATTAGAATTGTTTATTTCAGTTATCAAATCTATTTCGACCGTGGCCAGATTAATTCCGTTTGTCGCTGGCATTGTGTCAGCCTCTGCCGCTCTTGTTACACTGTACAGTATTTCGTTCTCCGAGTCTATTTTTCCGTATAATCCTAATGTTTCTATTTTATATGCACTGTTAACAGACGCATTTGTGAATACCGCATTCAGCCTTACTTTCATACCTTCCTGACTTACTCTCGACAGATTGACTGTCTGTTTTATTTCGTCAATATTTATGAGTTTTGATACATCAGTAGTATCACTGTACACCTTACTTGATGTTACCATTCGAGTAAAAGTGATCTGCTTATTGTTCCCAAGAGCATTCGCTATAAGTGAACGACCATTATCTGTCACTGTCGTATCTTTAAAAATTGCCATTTTTCTAACCTCCTATCACATATTTTTTACCGTGTATAAATCCTGAAGTGGCGAATATCTTAAATACTGCATCAGGTAATTTTGCTCTTATTTCATATTTCATATAATTTATTGCTCCAGTTGCTATGTATATTCTATTTTCAGTTTTCGGAGTGAGTATATTAATGCTTTTAAATCCTAAATTTGCGGGTAGTATTGTTTTTAACATGTTATTCAACCCGTCATATTTTTTAGAATCATCAAATTTCGTAGTTACACCTAATTCGTAATTATTAAAGTTAGGTTTCAGTTCGTAATTCCCAGTTCCGCATAGTTGGTTCATTTTATTTACAAGTACTCGCCAAGTATATGGAATTTGGTCATTCCAGTACGTCAGAACCCTAAAAATCCTAATCTCTAACGTGTCGTTTTCATACCTGTGCAGCCCCAGCATCTCTTCAAACTTGCTTATTCCTTCTTCGTCACAGTACTGTATAAACTGATTATTAAACACCTTTTTAAATAAGTTCCACAAGATTTTAAATTCAGGTTCCTCACTTTGTATTATCCGGCTAATCTCTCTATACTCTTGCATAAATTTGGGCAAGTATTCCAGTAAATTCACATTTATAATTTCTAAAAATTTCATACTGTAATACCTCCCCATACAGGAATTTCATATTCAGTAAGTTGTAAATTATTAGAACTTCCATTTATTGTTGTGCTCTGAATATCTAAAATTCCATTTATATCAAGTATTTTTGCTTCTATCCTTGATACTCTTACAACAAGATTATTACTCACTTTTTCATTTTTTAATGCCCAGGTTTTTCTAAGCTCCAACAAGTAATTTTTTATTACTTCCTCAACTTTTAATTTTACAAGTGGCCATGTAAAGTTAGGTTCAAAAGAAATAGTGGTTGTTATATTCACAGGAACGTTTGTTGTTCCTTGAACTGTCACAATATGCCCTATTGGAGCAACACCCAAACCCTGTGCATCTTTTGTTGGATCTATAATATCTTGTACTTTTTTAATTAAGGTAGTGCTCGCTTGATTGAAATCGCTATCCAGTATTGTTAATAAGACAGTTCCGCCTCCATTCCATACTGGAGTTACCTTAACAGCTCCGACACCTTCTATTTCATGCACTTTTAACTTGTAATCAGAAATATTCCCACCATAAGCCTTCATGTTAAAACTGTCAAAGTATCTTTTTCTGAGTACTTCTGTTCCCTCTTCATCTTGTCCTGGAATTAAAAGTTCTGTTATTTCAGCACGTCCTAGATTACTTATATAGTCAATTGGTATTATTTTACCAGTTTTTGTATTACCGATCCTTCCCGAACTTTCGCATTCCAGTTCATATTCATAAAGGTTTGTAGCAGTATTATGCTGGATAAATTTTACTGCCGTATAATTTAAGTCTTCCAAACTGAAACGGCTCCCTAAAGGTATCTCAATATCGAAAATACCTTTTAGTACTGCCTTACTTGCCTTGTATGGAGATATTCCACGTTCGGAAGCCCTACGTATTAAGTTTTCCCTACTTGCCGTATCTCCAAATGTTTCCTTTATGAAATCCTGAAGCACAAAATACATGCTTTCCAGCTCCATTGCCGCTGGAGCCAAAGCGTCCCATATTACAGAGCCTTCCCGCTTATCCAAGCTGTTCGGAATCCTTGCAAGCATTCTTCCCATTATTTTTTCATAAGTCACAACTTCAAACATATTATCCTCCTTCCCTAGATTATTGTTACTGCCAACCCATTATCAATCTGAATTTTCCCAAACACTGTTTCAGCAATAAATTTCTTAATCAGAACT